GCAGTTGCAAATAATGGGAAACAAGTTGTATCACTTGACTCATCTGCTACTGTAACAGCAGTACCAACAGATGCCAAAGCAACTGCGATATTTGCAGTACCGTCAAACGATGTTCCACCGATAGTTCTTGCTGTTGCTAGTGCAGTTGCAGTTGCGGCAAGTCCTACAGCAATATTGGCACTACCATTAAATGATGTACCACCAATTGTTCTAGCAGTTGCAAGTGTGGTTGCAGTATCAGCATTACCTGTAACATCACCAGTTATATCACCAACAAATGCAGTAGATGTAATACTTGTTGCACCAGTAACTACACCAGCGTCTATGCTGATTGTTCCGTCTAATAGAATTGCTGAACCAGATGCTGGTTCAATATTAATTGCTGCTCCAGAATCTAAAGTCAATACACCAGCGGAATCAATGTCTACAGTACCATCTGCTGTTATTTGGATATTTCCGGCCGCTCCAGCAGCATCAGTTGTAACAATGCTAAGAGTACCAGCAGCGCCTGCTGTAAATACAACAGTATCACTAGTGTCGCCTGTCATAGTAATAACTTTACCATTAACAGCTACGTCATCAACAGTAAGTGCTGTTAATGTACCAAGTGAAGTAATGTTTGTTTGTGCAGCAGTAGATAATGTACCAGCAATTGTACCACCTGATACATTCAACCCAGCACTGAACACTGGTATCTGGTTCATAGTGACAACACCACTAGATGAAATTACAATTGAGTTAGCATCACCAGCAGAACCGACAAATCCACCGTTAGGTATAACCAAGTTTCCACCGATAGTTAAAGGGCCATCAAGATCAAATCCGACTAATCCGCCACCGCCGAGACTTAGAGATGATGAAGTCTCTGACATAACACGGCCGCCGTCCTCCCTTAGTAGATCACCAACTTCATTTTCCAATTCAATAGCTTCAAAGTCAGTGCCTGCAGCTGTAATTACACCAAGATTTTTGACTTTAATGTCACCGCCAATAACTGCATCTTTAACAACAGACAAACCACCGTCAGTCTGCAATGATCCATCTGTTGTAGAAGTTGCTGCCGTACTGTCGTCAGTTTTTATAATTCCACTAGCAGTTAGTGCGGCTGTAGTAACTGCGCCAGTAATATCAACGGCACCGCCAATAACTGCATCTTTAACAACAGACAAACCGCCGTCAGTCTGTAGTGAACCATCAGTTGTAGAAGTTGCTTGTGTAGCATCATCGGTTTTGATAATTCCACTAGCAGTTAGTGCGGCTGTAGTAACTGCGCCAGCAATAACACCTGTGCCTGAGACATCCAAATTACCATTGACATCAATCAGAGTTGCATTAATTTCTATTTCTGTATCTGATACTAAATCTAAAACTCCATCTGCACTTTGATGAATGTATGTTCCAGAGTCACCAAACTGAAGTTGTCTAGTTGAGTTAATTAACAAACCTGTATCTGCAACATGAGTTAATGTTGTATCTTGGTCTGCACCAAAGTAAATTATTGAACTATCTGCAAGATAAAGGTCAGACCATTCCAATGATGTTGTCCCAAGTGTTGCTCCATCTGTACTTGATGGTGAAATACTAGTCGCAACCAGAGGAGCAGTTAAAGTCACCACTGTTGCAGTTGCACTAATACCGCTGGTCAAAGACGATGCATCTCCAATTAGAGTATAAATCTCTAAGAAATTATCATTAACTTTATCGATAGCTACTCGTAAAGTATCTCCAGTGCCATCGTCTACAGCACTACCTATTCCAATTGATTGATTTGCCATCTAAATTCTCCTAATACTATTTATAATCATGTAGGATCACCAAATGGATTTGACTCACTGAAGTCCAGTACTGTATCATCTAATGTATCAAACAATTCATTTTGTGAGGTCTTGTCATTCACATAATCACCAATATAATAGTCTTCAGATATAATATATTCATCACTACCAGTTTCGAGTAGGATACTTTCACCAAACGACGCTGGATCGTCATCTGCACTAATTGTTACAGCATCTACAGTAACATTAGATATATCAGCAGTATAATAAGATCGATCTACAGTTAATCCTTCACCAACAATAGTTGCCTGTTCAAGAGTAATCTGATAGTCAGAACTTGCGGTTGAGAGAGAAGTTTCAATTGCGTCAATTTCAGTAATACCTGTATCAAGAGCTTCTGAACCGTAATCAAACAGGCGGCATCGCATCTTGTAAACTGGGTTATTATCCAATTGATGGAAAGGTTCATCATGATCCACAAAGTTAATCTCAAATAGTTTCTTGAGTACCGGGTGATAAATCGCATCACCCTCTAGGGGACGATCAGCATCAGTCGCATCAGATTCGTTTAGAATATAAAATATCTCACCCGCTAGTGCAGATTCCGTAATTGTACCAGATTCCAATTGAATAGAACCAGACGATGTTGAGTCTGTTGCTGTTTCGATTTGTAATTGTTTTGTCTTCTCTTGGAACCTTGTCTTACTTACAACAAAGGTTGCTTCACTTAGGTTCTGTAAACCGAACTGAGACATCAGTTCTTGTTCTCCAGCATAACCACCACCAGAATCTTCCATATACATTTCGATAAGAGACTGGGTGTTAAACTTAGATAGTGCGTCTTCGCCAAGCACTTTGTCTTCTGCAACTAGTGTACGGTCAAGATAATATACATCATGACCGTGAATTTGAATTGCTTCTGCAATCAAGTTGGCGTATAGTGATTGTTCAGCTGTAGCTATTTGACCTGTGGTCATACGTTTGTACTCCCTGCATCACCAAATGGATTTGACTCATTAAAGTCCATTACAGTATCATCCAATGTATCAAACAACTCATTTTGAATTGTCTTATCCCTTATTACATATTCTTCACTTATAAGGAACTCATTGCCACCAGTTTCAAGTAGGATACTTTCACCATACGAAGCAGGATCGGAGGACAATATTGTAGTATCCAAAGATATATCTACGGAAGAGAGGTCCAAATCAATAAAATCTAAAGTTAAAGGTTGGCCAACAATTGATGAATTTTCAAGAGTAAACTGATATTCAGAACTTGCACTTGATAGAGAATCTTCGATTGCGTCAATTTCAGTAATACCAGTACTAAATTCTTCTGAACCGTAATCGAACAAACGACAACGCATCTTGTATACTGGATTACTGTCTAACTGATGAAAAGGATCGTCGTGATCTACAAAACTAATCTCAAACAATTTCTTTAGCGTTGGATGATAAATTGCATCACCCTCAAAAGGACGGTCTGCATCAGTTGCATCAGTTTCATTTAAAATATAAGATATTTGACTATCAGATACCGTACCAGATTCCAATTGAATAGAACCAGACGATGTTAAGTCTGTTGCTGTTTCTATTTCTAATTGTTTTGTTTTTTCTTGAAATTTTGTCTTACTTACAACGAAGGTTGCTTCACTAAGGTTCTGCAAACCAAATTGGGACATTAGTTCTTTTTCTCCAGAGTAACCACCACCAGAGTCTTCCATATACATTTCAATGGAAGATTGTTTATTAAACTTGGATAGTGCATCTTCTCCAAGAACATTGTCTTCTGCAACTAATGTACGATCAAGATAATATACAGAATGCCCCCTATGATGAATAGCTTCTGCAACTAAGTCAGCATATAAAGATTTCTCAACTGCCAAGTGCGACCGCCACTGCCAAGCACGAGGTTGATTGGTTGTGGTAGCTGCAAGGCCGGGGGAATGAAAATGTTTATTAACCGCCATTAATTATCCTATCATATAATTAACTGGCAACTCAAACGTAAGTTGAATTTGTTCTTCTAACTTATTAATCTCTTCTTGTGCCTGTGAATAGATAGCATCACCATTCATGGTAACACCACCAAGCATTGCAACACCACTGAACTTTGATAGGTTTGCGCCCCACTGTTGTTTAATAAGAGCAGTCGCATACCTCTTGAGGAATATATCATCATAAATATCTGTAAATGTTGTTGGGTCTATTTTGCGATAACACTCTGCAATGATATAGTCCTCACCAGCAACGAAGTCGTTTGTCCAATCTCCATCAATGTAAAGACGATTCTGGTGTTGGTTAAATCTAATTGGTGTTTCTCCAACGAGAATATGTTCTAGAAGGTCTAGGTTATCCATCGCCATCTGATACTGAATAACAGAAGTAGAAGATAGGTCATACAAGTCATTAAGGCGCAACTGGTAACGAACATCAAACATGTTACTACCACCGCCCGTACCCGTGAATGGCCAGACCTGTATTACAGACACGACAGCAGAAGGCATCGGAATATAATTAGTACCCTCTAGAAATGTATCAGTAATAGAATCATCTACTGTATCGGTTCCAGTTGTGGTTGCATTTGCGATCCCCCGCGCCACATCTGCTTCGGTAATCAGGTGTTTGAGATACATTTTCTCAATACCATCATAATGATACTGTGCAAAGTATTGTAGAGCTTCATCAATGCGATCATCTGCTTGATCATCTGATATGTTAATATCAATAACCCCAGAACCCAATGCCCTTAGGCAATACGATTTAAATGTTGACTTGCTTGTAGGTATAGCCATGAAGATATCCTTTTTACTATATTTATAAGATTTGTTTTATTGCGATAGTGGATATCGTAGGATCAAGGTTAGTGGGTAGTGCTTGATAACTGGAAACCGAAGTTATTCAGTTATCAAATGCGGTTAACTGTTTAGTTACCCAGCAACATAAGCTTTACCAGCCGTTATGGCATCTGTGTAAGCCGTCTTGCTAACACTAGAATCAGAATACCAAGAGTGCGCTGCCTGAAGTTCAAGATGGTCTGTATTGCGGGTGACCA